GGCGTATTGATCATCGCCACAGGCTGTGACCTGACCAGCGATGACCGGCACGGCGCGGCCGTCTGGCATGATCAACGTGCGAGAGGTGTACAGGGTGTCGCGAAACACCCGCGCCGGCCCGATGGTTGCGGGCGACTCGGTATGTGTGGGCTGAAGTGGGTTCACATCGGTAGCGGCCCGGTCCGTCCCTGTTCGTGGTTTGCTCATAAGGTTCGCTCCAGAAACACAAAAGCCCGCACGCGGCGGGCTGTGGATAAATGTCGGAATCAGTGTTTGTGGTTCGGCGTGTTGCCGGTGGTGTCGACGATGCTTCCGCCGCCGTGGATATCACCCGTTACCCGTAGCGGGCCGTTGATCTGCACATTGCCGGTCAGGGTGATATCGCCTGCAGTGGCGTTGATCGCACTGTCGGTAACGACCACTTCGGTTCCGCCGACTTTGACGGTCACGGTACCGCTTGGCACGGTGATGGTGTAGGTGCTGACCTGCCAGTCGTAGACCAGCGAGCCACCATCATCGAAACGCCATACCTCGACATGGTCACGGTTGTCCGGCGGTGCCCCGGCATTGCCATACAGACCGGGAATAAATGTGCCCTGCGCCACTTCCCCGCTGGCACTGATCAGGGTTCCCTGCTCGCCCATGCTGGGTGCTCGCCAATGACGGGCCTTGCCGGCAGCGATACTGTGCCAACGCACCCAGGCACTGACCCAGTCCCCGTCCGACACCCGGCATACGGGCGGCGAAGCGGTCAGATCCAGCGCCACCACATAACAATCCTTGACCAGGCCGGCCAGCATGCGGTCATGCTGCGCACTGGGGTAGCTCATGCCATCTCCTCCGGTGGCTGGTAGCTCCCTTCGCTGCCAGGCCCCGTGTCAGGGCTGAAGCCCCAAAGCAAGGTACCCGGTGGTTGATTCGGCCATGGCCACTCTTCTTTGCCTAAGTAAATACCCTGGGTCCACTCGACGACCCACACCGCATAGCTGTCGAGCTCTGGCCGGGTCCAGTCCTGTGATGCCTGGATGAACTCCGCCGGTTCGACCGCCAGTCCCCATGTCTGCATGCGCAGCAAAATAATCAGCTGAGCCGCGATGAAAGCCGCTACCTGCTGGCAGTGCTCGTGGTCACTGCCAACGATGATGCGCGCTTCGAAACGCGCCTCGACTCCGACTTCGCCAGTGCCGGGGTCCCGGCCAGGCTCCAGCTCGACCAGCTCAAGCACAACAGCGGGGATGGGTATGTGCTGCAACATGTCGGGCATGGTGCAGATGTATGCCAAGCCGGGGATGGCCTGGGCGATCTGTTCTTCAATGGCCGAGTAAAGCTGGTCGAGAGGAATAATGGGCTCAGACATGGACTGATTTCCTCAAGTATTTTTGCAGCTCGAAATTCATTTCCTGCTCCAGAATTTCCAGCAGCCGTTGATGCGCACGACGCGACCAGTCTTCAAAGTGAGGCCGGACGTCGTCGAGCGATATCTTGGCTTTGGCCAGTGGATAGCGGTCACCGTGCTCGGCAATCCAGCCCGAACTTGGCCCACCGCCGCCAGACACGTCACTGTCGAGATAGTCGCTTGCTCTGAAATGCTTACTGGCGGTACGAATCCAGATATCTGGTTCGCTGCCATAAACGGTCTTGTAGAAAGCCCCCTGATACTTGCGACCCGCGACAGAGACACCAGAGCGACCCTGTCGTACCCGCCCAGCGCGACTGGCCTCAATGGGGTTAATGCCGAACCACAACTTCGCTTGTTCGTTGGAGTTAACCGGGTAGGCCTTTAATCGCTGACGGACAGCGGCGATAGCAATTCGTGCCTGTCGGCCAACCGCTCGCGCAATGTGCGTACGCAACCAACGAAGCGTTTTATTCAGGGCGCGCCGTTGAGCTGCACGAGCGGCCTGCGGAACAAGCGCAGCAAAGTCGGAGAACGCATTCTTATCGGCTTGCGCAAGTTGCAGTGTGAACAGACCGGAGCTGGCCGAGGATTTAACATGGCTGCCGACGCTCATCGCACCTCCCGAAGAATCAAGTTGACCCAGCCAGTGCCATCCGGCTCACGCCTGACGACAACATAGCGTCCGCCGCCGTCTTCCGGCGTCAGCTGTACGGTGATGAGCTGGCCATCCGAAATGAGATGAGCGTCGACAACACGAACGGCGAACACTGGCTCGCGTATGCCAGTGTTGATCCTTCCCACCTTTGGTTGCAGCCAGGGCGCCGAGAAGAATCCCGGCACCGGTAAGTCGCGCCCCTCGACCAGAGCCTCGTCGCCCAGAACATCCAGCAACTGCGCATCCATCGCTGCCACCTGGTCACGGAAGGCCATCAGCTATCTCCGTCATCCGAGGCGCCGGATCCGGGCTCCAGTTTGCCGCGCTTGGCAATGACGCCTTCTTCGAGCAACAGATCCCGGATCTCAGTGCTGGGCGGAACGTACACTTCGCCTTTTCGCACCACCTTGGCACCGTCCTGCACGCTGCCATTGACTACGTAGTACTCAACTTTCGCGGCCATCTCACACCACCTTTGCAAAAACGAATGCGTTGGGCTCCAACATCCCGGCCAGGGCAGCGCTCTGCAGCTTCAACCACCGAGCGCTCGGATCCTGGGTGACCCAGCTTTTAGGGAAACGGGCCGCTTCGACCAGGCCACTTTCAATGGCTTCGATGTCCTTGATCGCGCCATACAGCATCGCGTTTCGAGTCGAGGTCGAGCCCAGCATCAAGCCGCCGCTTGGCACCATCTGCTGTTCATCACCATCATCGTCCAGGTACCACTCGTCATAGACGTACAGGTCGATGCCGGGATCGTTCAAATAGCCGAGATAGGTCACGCCATCCGGCAACTCTTCGGGCTTGATCACGCCCATGTCCACCCGGCGGGAGTTGAGCTGCTTCAACACTGTCTCGTTGCGCTGGAAAGCGTCCTGGGCTTCGCCACTGAGCACAGCGACGTTGCCGGTACGCCCGGAGTCCTTGGCAATCTGGCGCTTCCACTGCCGCAAATTGGCAATGGGGTCAGAGTCCGCCGTGTTCCAACGCCCGGCCCCCAACACGATCTTGTGGCTGTCCTCCATCAGAAAATCGATGGTGTCATCGACGCCATCGCCCAGCACCCGAACGCGCCCAGTGCTCAGCGCCTGAGCGCACATCCACTCTTCACGGCGAGTGATCTCGTCGTCCAGGTCGATCAGGTCGCGCCCCAGCTGCTCACCCGCTCGCTCCAGGGGAGTCCGCGAGGAGAATGGATTATCGCCGGCAGCACGCTTGAGGATTTGTTCTGCTCGCGTCTCGCGCTTGGGCTGAATGTAGGGTGGCTTGTAGGTTTCAGAGCTGAAGCCGTTGCGCAGCGAAACACTGCCGGGCAGCGATGGGTGGACGAAAGGCGCCATCTTGCGTTGGCCCTTGATGATGTCGATGGTCACCGCCTCGGTGCCGAAGGTAACGGGGTTGCCGCCGTTGAAGAAAGTGTTCATCAGGAAGCGACGAGGCGTGTTCATCTGCTCGACGGCTTCGAGCATGGTCAGGGTGTCAAAAATGTCGGTCATCAGGTGCTCCGGTCAGCGGATGAAAATGCAGAGAGGTCGAAGGGCGGCTTTGGCCGCTGCCAAGGTCAGGCCTTCACCGAGGTGGAGCTGGGTGCCCAGCACTTGGCCTGTCAAACGAATGGGCGCGCTCTTAGCCCCGTCCGTGGTATCCACGTCCTCATCGAGGATGGCCGCAGGCGCCTGGGAACCGTCTTCAGCGGTCGCTTTGCACAGCACGAACTCTTTTGAACTGGTGATTTGTCCCAAGACAGAACCACGCAACAGGGCCTGGCCTGCGGCGATCACACCGGTATCCATTGCAATGGGAAAGTCACCGGCAGACAGATGGCTTGGCCGGTAGGTTTTACGCTCTGGGTTGCTCATGAGTGTCTCCTGTTCAGCGGCGCGAAGCGCCCGCAACGATTGCACTGACGGCGGCTTGGCGTTCGCCCTGCTTGCCATCACCGCTTGGGGTTGTAGCCGTCACGCCCTGCGCATCACTCTTGATCGCAGACAGGGAGATCCCGCGATCCTGGGCGGCCTTGAACAATTGCAAGGCGGTGGCCTCGACCGTGGTTCCTGCATCAATTGCCGCTTCGATTTCCTTCTCGAAACCCTTGCTGGCCAGCGCGTTGATGCCCTTGATGCGCTCGCGCTCGGCAGTGGCGCCCTCGGCCCGAACGGCGCCGAGGTCAGGCTGTTGTGCCTGGGCGATTTCAATGGTGTTTGGATCAGTGCCGGCGGCCAGTGCAGTACGCAGCTCCGCCGTGGTGTGTACAGTGGTCATGGTGGTTTTCCTAGGGACAGTGATGGCCGGTTTGGCCAGTTCGGTGATGAGGGATTCAAGCGAGCCCAACCGATGGGCCAGACCCGATTCAACAGCGGCGGCTCCGACGCGTAATCCGCCGAAGTCACCCATTGCAGGTACCTTGGCGGCTTCGGTGCCCAGGTTTCGCGCCACTTTGCCGACGAAGACTTCACCGAGGGCATTCACGGTTTCGCCGATCTTGGCGCGTCCTTCTTCGGTTGCGAGATCGGGCCGCTTGTTCGGCGCGTTGCTGCTGACGATCTGATAGCGTTTGCGACCGTTGGCGGTGTCACTTTCAACGACGGCCTCAACGACAACGCCGATGCTTCCGGCCAGACTGGCTTCGTCGATGACGATCTCGTGCGCTGCCGAGGCGATCCAGTACGCAGCGCTCGCCCCAATGCCGCCGATGTACGCCACGATCCGCTTGCGCTTTCGACCAGCGAATATCATCTCGGCCAGTTCATTGATGCCGGAGGCGACACCGCCAGGGCTGTCGATGTTGAGCACAATCGAACGGACTTTGGGATCGTCCAACGCTCGCTGGATGTCCGTGCCCAGGACCTGCGTGCTGGTAGCACCGCTGATTTCAGTGAACATGTTTGCATAGCGAAAGATCGGCCCAGTTACAGGAATCACTGCCACGCCGTTTCGCACAGTGACCGTGCGGGTATCTTCTAGCCGCTCGCCGCGCCGGGTCGCCAAGGCCACCGGATCGCCCATGCGGTCGGCGACGGTCAGCAAGTTTTCCAGGGCGTCAGGCAGCATTAGCCAAGGCTGCGACGCAGCCAGCTCAAGTGCTCGAGGCATATTCAGTCCTCTTCGGATTTGGAATCAGGCGGGTTTTCCAGCCCGCCCTTGGGCAGGGCCTGCAGGTTTTTAGCGCGGCGTTGCTCCACTTCCCGTACACGCTGACGGAACACCTGCTGCCAGGGCTCCCCGGTCATGGCCGCTGTTTCGAGGGTCTCGTTGCTCACGCCGATTTCGATGCGCTTACCGGCCGCGTTGGCTTCCTTCAGCTCATCTATCGCCCCACGGGCCGGACCGATCCAAATGGCCTGACAGTAGGCCTTGCGCTTGGCTGGGTCGCCGTAGCCCGGTAGGTCGATCAGCCCCCTGGCCACAGCTTCGTCGATGATCAGCTCACGGCTTGGCTGACAGAAATCACAGGCGAGCCACCAACGACGCAGGCTGTAGAAACGCCAAGCCTGAAGCATTGCGGCGCGGGCAGCGCTGTAGCTGCTGCTGTAATGGAGCAAGAGTTCTTCAAGTGGCAGCTCCAGGGCTGCGCCGATCTCTTTCACCACGGCGGTGAAGAAGGGATCGAACTGGGCGTTGGGTCGGCCAGGGTTGGCCACGACTGGCTCTTCACCGACGCCGAGGTCAATCACGGCGCCCTCGCCTAGGGCCAGCTCGCCATCGGTGGTGTCATCGCCTTCAGGACGCTCGTCCGCCAGCGCAGTCATCGGCAGGTTGCCGGTTGGGAAATCAGAGCTCTTTTTGATGAACACCGTGAACATTGCAGAAATCACAGCGGCCATCAGCTCAGCACTGCTGTAGCGCTCCAGCTTTTGCAACGGCTCCAGCACAGGCGCCAGGTAGGGAGCTCCACGCTTCTGACCTGGACGTTCCTTATCCGCCAGAACGTGTAACACCCGCCGTCGGCCAGTCTCCTCACCGAACGCGGTAAGTCGCTCCCAGCTCAGTGGCTTGCCGGCCAGATGCTCGCCGGGGTAACCGGTACAGACGTGGTAGGCAACAGGTGCGCCCAGCGAATCGAACTCAACGCCATCAACCAGGTTGACCTGGTCCATACCGCCGTTCGGATTGCTGACCCGATCCGACTCGATCAACTGCAGTCGCGTGCTGAAGACACAGCCCGGTCGTTCCTGATCAGGGCTGGCAACCAACACATCACCGGCCACCAGCGACGACACCAAGACTAGAGCTTGCAACTGGTAATGATTGAGGGTCGCTTCGGCATCACACTCCCTTGGATCATCGGCATACAACGACCAAAGCCGGTCCAACCGGCCATTCAGTTCGTCGGCCTGCGCTTCGGTGAGGCCCAGAGCCTCATGATCAACCTGGGCGCGGCAGACCAGTCCGGTGCCCACGACATTGGTGCGCAACCGGGTGATGGCAGCGCGGGCTATCAGGTGGTTACGCATGGCGTCCCTGGACCGGGCCACCAGCATTCGCCGCTCGCTCTGATTGAAGTCCCGTCGAGGACTACCGAGGCCCGGAATCCAGCTGGCCATGCTGCGCAGCATGCGCGAAGCACCTCGCCAGCGAGTTTCGACACCGCCGCCACCGCCTTGAGCCACAATCTGCTGGCCGTCCACCGAAGCCCTGGCCACCTTAATGGCCTCGCGCATCAGCAGATCAGCCGGGCCTTCACGATTGCTGAATGGCCACATGATCAAATCCCCAAGTAAGAGACACGATTTCGGCCTCGACCACGCAGCGCCGCCTGTTCGTTGGCGACTTGCTCGGCATATTGTTTTTCCAGCAGGCGCAAGCTGTTGAGCTCCGCCAGCTGGACCTCGCGATCAGCCCGGCGCAGGCGCTGACCTTTTTTCAGGACGTCAGAAATTGCCGCCCTAACTTCAGCTAGGCGCAGTTGTGCGTCAGTCATGGTTGATTTCCTTAATAGCCCGCTCGACTGCGGGTGCCCCGCCCACGAGCGACTACTCGGCGCGGTACCGGTGCGACCGGTTGTTCGGTGTTGAACAGCGTTGGCTGCATCAGTTGCTGTTCCAACTGGTCCCACTCGTGGTCACGTAGCAGATGCGTCTTCAGGCTACGTGCGGCGTGCAAGGCATACACCTCGCAGTCCAGGGCTTCGTTGCGGCGGCCGGCTTTTTTCTGCCAGACCATCTTGCTGGGGTTACGCGCATGCGGTGCCAGGACTTCGTTGGTGAGCTGTTCGTAGTAATCCGAACGGATCTCGCTGTACCAGTGCATACGCCCCGGTCCAACCCCCTTCAAGCGCAGACGGCCATCGATCAGCGTCTTGGCCTTGTGCGTGCCAACGATGTGCACCCGCAGACCATATTTCGCCGCTTTGGTGTTGTCCTGGGAGGTGTCCACAGACTGCGGAGGCTTGGTGAAGATTTCCTTGTCGCGGCTGTCAATCGACGCACCTTTGATCGCCATGATGTTGAAGCGCTGCCGATCACGGACGTAGCTGTAAACCGCATCACTGGTGTTACCGTCCGAGCTGTCGATGCTGACGGCCGACACCGCTAGGTGCGCGCCGCCCTCAGTGGGGATTGGCTGAGCAATGACCCGATCCAACTCCTGCCAGACCCTATCGTGTGGGTCGATTGGGTTGCCGTGTAGCTCGCCCCAATAGAGCCGCCAGGACTCTTCGCCGCGTCCCCATCCGGTGATGATCAGCGCCAGACGATCACCTTGCACGTCCACCCCCACGGTGACCAACAACACGCCCCTGGGCGCTGTCAGTTCGGCATACGGCTCGGCACGCTTCTCCAGTTCATCAGTCTTAGGCGCATCGCTCTGGTACTCGTAGCTTTCGCCCTTCGAGCTGTTCACAAAGGCAATCATCGGACCGATGTTGCCTTGCGCCGCAGCGTGTTCGGCCTGGAGTTTTTTCTCCATCAACGCCTGGAAGCGCGACCCCCAAAAGGTGGCATACAGCTCGTTGAGGATGTAACCGGCGATGCCGCGAAACTCAGCCGTGGCCTGCCAGCGCCCGTGCTTGAGGTTGGCGTTCTTCTGGTTGTCGTCCCAAATCGCGCCGCAATGCGGGCACGAATAGAACGCCTTCTCCGGCCGTTTGTTGCCGTAGACCTCGTGGTGATATTCAGGGTCTTCATCGCAGTGAAGGTTGTCGAAGCTCAGCGCATGTTCCTGGCCGCATTCGTGGCACGTCACCAAGCCGATGCGCTTGTCCGACAGCTCCAGCTCCGCATCAATGGCCGACAAGCCTTTGATCGTCGGCGTACCGCCAATGATGATCTTGGAGCGGCGAAAGGTTTTCAGACGCTCCTTGGCCAGCTTGATGCTATCGCCCTGCCCGCGCAGGTTTAGGTTGCAGTCGTCGGGCTCCTCGATGGCTACACGCGGTACCGGTGTGGATTTCACGCTGGCCGGGCTGTTGGAGCCCACCATCTTGAGGAACCCGCCGGGGAAGCGCTTGAAGTCCTGGCGCTGCTGCAACTTGCGGCTGCGCAAGTCGACCTTCTTGCGAAGTCGCGGCGTCGCCTCGATCATCGGCTCCAGCTTCTCACCCACGTACTGCTTAGCGGCTTCGGCCTTGGGAAACAGCACCAGGATTGGCGACGGATCAATGTCGATCCACTTGCCCAGGGCGTTACCGAGAACGCCCGATGTCCAGGCAACCTGGGCCGACTTTCGGCCTACGATCTCGGTGACCGCCGGATCGTCCAGCGCCTCCAGAGGGCCGCCGGGCCAGGTCAGGTGAGGCGTAACGTTGAAGCGATATTTGCCGGGGCGGGCTGCCTCTTCTGGCGCCAGCCAGCGGTATTTTTCCGCCCATTCGATAATGCTCATGCGCGGCGGCGGCGCCCACTTACGGCAGGCGCCGCGCAGCGCGTTAATCGCCGTTTTCTTCAAGGCCCTCCGGATCGTCCGGTTCGTCAGAATCTCCATCTGACTGGGCATCATCCTTGTCATAGTCTGACAGCCTCCTCAGGATGGTTTCGATGGGGTCAGCGATCAGGCGCTCGTCAACTTCAACGCCGTAGCGCGCCGACAGTTGTTCGGCCAGCTCATCCGGAAAGGAATTGAGCAACTCGACTTTGGCTGCCGTGATCATGGCCTCAAAGCGTCCGACCAGGTCTGCCGCGATAACGACCTCGCCCAAATCCTTGGCCAGCGCCAGCTCTTCACGATTGGCCCTGACCCGGTCGAGCCGGTCACGAGAGGATTCTTTTTTGCCGTTGAGGGCGGCCTGTTGCATCAGCCACTGGATCACCGCCTCGGTGTCGTACTGGTTTTCGTTGCCCCGGCCCAGGCCGAACTCGATGACGGGCATCCCATCGTTCTGCCATCGGGTCAGCGTGCGCTCATCGCGGCCAACGATCTCACTCAGTTCGGCCTTGCTGACTCTCCTACCCATCGCTAACCCCCTGAAAAGACGGACATCCCTGCAAAAAAATCAGCTGCAGGGAAACCGCGAGTTCGGTAACCCGTGTAGGGGGCGGGCCAAGGGGAGGACCCAAAAAATCCTCTACCCTCCCCCTACCCCCCATTGCCTGTTGCTTCGGTGACACCCAGTCGCTTGGCCACCCAGCGTTCGTAAAGGCCGATGGCTACATCGGCCCCGGCCATCGCCGTGATGCTGCCCAGGCTCCCTGCCGTCCAGAGCGACATGCCGGCGGCGATCATCAGCATCATTGCCGACACCCCGCAAACAACGCAGGCCCCGGACCGCAGCGCCAAGCGTCTCAACAACACCCAGCCCCGCGCCCCATCCTTGTCCGCCCGCCACATCTCCCCCGATACGCCACCGACCAAGGCCAGGAGAATCACTAACCAGATCGGCATCTCTGCCAGTGCTTGCTGCTCGTTCGTCATTACCCCGCCCCTTAAACGCAAAAACCCGGCTCAAGGGCCGGGTTTGGTGTGTGGTGCCTGCCGCTTTATGCGGTCGCACCTATCGAAGATGAGTACTTTTTACAGGTCGATTCCGGTGGCAGCAAGCTCGTTTTAATGCCACCCCATCAATAAGGGGTCAATGCAAGGTCAATGTGGGGGTAATGCACGGGCAATGCGCGGCGAGGCATAGTTATCGCGGCTTCCAGCGCCTGGGGCGCTGTCCTTCCTGTCCCACTATCTCGGATCAAAGTAGGACAGCTAAAGGCGCCTAGAATCGGGGCCTGCCCCACTGTCCTACTTAATTTTCT